GTGCAATTGCCGGAATTCCAAATTCATATAAACACATTACATCTTTTAAAGATTTTGTAATAATCAAATAATCTCCACTATCTGGAATCATGTGTATTCCTTGTAAATAAGTGGATTTTCAATTAGATATTCATTTTCCAATAGTTCTTTTTGGATAATATATTCTTCACTGTTCTACATTATCTTTAATTCCGCCATAATATCCAAAAACAGGTTGATTAGATGTATTTGTATAAAATAGATTTCCATTAAGTCAAACAGCATCTACTGGATAAACACGAAAACTAGTTAAAGTGGAATGAGAAATTCCATATCTCCCCCATCAATCTAATTCAGGCTGATTAAATTCTCTGGTTTGTATTTGTATTATTGCTGACTTTTGCTCTTCAAATTTAGTACCAGTAGGTAAAAATTTTTGCTTTGATTACTTTTAAATCTTTCCGATTTATTATTCCAAAATCATTAGCAATTATTTGAAGTGCCATATAATAAGAGACATTAAATAGAGCCATTACATACGTAAAACAGTCTCCACTAAAATCAGAACCAAAGTCTTTTATTATTAATCTTCCTCTGGAGTTTCTATAAAAACCAACAGTTGGATTTCTATCATTTCGCAATTTTGAACAAAAGAGCCCCTTTTTAATAGGGACTCCGTAATGTTCAAAAATTGCTTCTTCAGATATTTGTTGAAGAATAAATTCTTTTGTTAAAGTAGGCTCTTCAACTAAATCTTTTGTTTCTGAAAGATTAAATATAATGTCTCCCATTAAATGTTAATTAGAACGGAAGATCAGAATCATCGCTCAGACCAAGAGCGTCACTTACTCCAGAAAGAGTTGTATCGTTATTGGCCATATTTGTAGGACGACTATTCACAGCAGCATCAATTCTCTTCTGTTCATACTGAGAAATAGTAAGGTTGTGACCAATAAAGCGAGTAGCAATACCAAGCATACCTGCACGATTAATTCTTGCAGGGAATCCAGGGATTGCATTAAAACCATTATTCTGAGGAATAAGCTTTACTTCAACCTCTGTTCCAATGTAAGGATCTGTGAGAGCTTTAGAAAGCTTAACAAGTTGCTCAAAAGTAGAAATCTTACTCATGTCAACAGCTTTTCCATTTATAGTAACATTCTTACTATCAATCATTTCTCCAATCTTTGAATCAAGTGCATCAAAAATCTGACGAAGTGCTACCATAAAATGATCTTTCTGAGAAGGCTGAAGACCATAGGTTCCCTGACTACGTTCATCAGACGTAGGTTCAAAGAAGTTATGAGTAAATTCACCATGACCTTCAATATCAAGACTAAGAGTCATTACGTTATAAACAGAACCATCCTTCTGAGAAGTAATATTTCCTAAACTAAGTCCATTAAACTTTGCATTATGAATACCAGCACCAATAAAATTGCTTTCTTTAATACCAGTTGTACTGGTAAGATCAAACATTCCCATAAAATTAAATTAAATTTAAATTGTTAATTAAAAAGGCAAATCTTCATCTGCCATAGAAGAAGTAATTTCTTCAATCTCTTTCTCTATTTCTGAAGAATTTAATGCTTCTGCATCTGCGTTTTCGTCTGTAAGTGCATCTTCCTTTTCTTCAGAAGTTTCGATTGGAATTAATTTCCAAACGCCATCTTTATATTCTTCAAAGTTAAAAAGTGTTCCAAACTCAATAAGAGTACTTCTTTTTTCTCCTCTAAAAGCAACTGTTCCTTTAGCTGAAACACGATTTCCATCAAGTCTATCTGTAAATATTTCTGCTTTTCCTATAATAGGTGTTGCTTTTCCAATTCCCTCATTTATATACTGAATAGATACTCTATCGTCAGCTTTAGCACCAAGTTTATTTAATGCTGCTTTGGATAACTGAAGTTTATTTTCAAGTACTTCAAGATCTGGACCAATATCTGGAATATTTGGAGAACTGTTTGAAATAATTCCTCTAGTTTTTCCGCTTTCTAATTCTTCAACTTTAACGTTAGAAACCGATTTAGAGGTCTCATTAAAATCAAATGATATTCTAAGCATTGTATTCTTTGATTTTGTCAATTACATACTGTAAATCATTCGGAATATAATCTTCATCAAAACAATCTATTGGACTTTTTGCAGTTGTTGTACCATCAGAGTGTGTTTGAAATACATATTTTGGACCAGAATCATCATCTCGCTGAATATCTGTAAATAAAACATAAGTAAATAAACCTTCTACAGTAAGAGATGAATCCAGCATTTTTCCAAGAGTTTTAATTTTAAGTTGAGGATCATCAGCTGTACCAACATTCTCACTATGGCAAGTCAAAATGATATTTAAATCATCACGCATAGAAATACTTGTTCTAAGAACAGTATAAAACTTTTGTGCAATATCATTAAATTTCTGAAAACCTTTCTCTTGAGCTCTATCCATATATTCAAAGCCCATAATATATTGAGAATCGTCTATTACAACATTCTTAATATCAATGCGTTTTGTATT